TTTCAGGTGTTGTCAGAGATTTTTTTGTAACAGGAAACCATACAAATAATTCAAACAGAATTCAATGGTCAGGTATTAATGATTTAACTACTTGGGAAGCAGGAAATAAACAATCTGACTTGCAAGACCTACCAGGTTCAGGGGGTGAGATAGTTCACATAACATCTGGAGAGATTGGATATGTATTTAGACAAAATCAAATTATTCGTATGGACTATGTGGGTGGTGCAACAGTATTTAGATTATCAGTTATCTCTCCTAACAGAGGAGCTGTTTTAGGAAGAACTGTTTGTCAAGACAATCGTAGAGTTTTCTTTTATGCAGACGATGGTTTCTTTGAAGTTAATGGAGATCAAGTAATTGCAATTGGTGCAGAGAAAGTAAATAGATTTTTTGATGAAGATTTAAACAAAGCATTTAGTGATAGAATTTGTGCAGCAGTTGATCCATTTAATCAACTAGCTTTATGGTTATATCCATCAGCATCTAATACTGCAAATACAACTGGTATCTGTGATAAAGTAATTATTTATAATTATGCTACACAAAAATGGTCAACAGCAGATGCAAGTGCTAGTACAATATTTTCACAGTTTGTAGGTGCATATACTGTAGAGCTTATGGATATTATTTCTGAAAACTTGGATAGTATCAACATTGCTTTAGATACAGATTTTTGGTCTGGTGGTCAGTTATATTTAGGTGCTATAGATAGTGATTTTAAAGCTGCTATATTTTCAGGTACAGAAAATCAAGGAACTATAGAAACTAGAGAATTAGAGTTGTTTCCAGGACATAGAAGTAGTATAACCAATGTCAGACCGATTGTGGATGCTACATCTACTGTTACTATAAAAAGCAGAGAAAGATTAGCAGATACAGCTACAGAATCTTCATCATCTACTATGGTTTCAAGTGGTGATAATCCAGTAAGACAATCTGGTAGGTATTTTAAAATAAAAGTAACAACACCTTCTGGTTCAGTTTGGAGTCATGCACAAGGTGTTGATATAAACGCAACAAAAATTGGATTGAGATGACAGAAAAAACTGATATAGATAATGTTAGATATAGTTTTGAAACTCAAGAGTTTTTTCAAAGACAAATTGAAGAAGCTATTAACACATTGATTAATGATCGTAACAAAGAAAGTAATAAGGCTTTCGCATGGTTTATAGGAGAATAGATGCCAACTAATATAAAAGATTATTCAACAACCCAAGCAAACAATACATCACTCAATGGTATTTCAACAGCAGAAGGAATGTTACCTTCTAATCTAAACAATGCAATTAGAGCATTGATGAAAAATACTAGAGATTGGTTTAATGATGCACAATGGATTGAATATGGTGATGGTGATGGAGCCTTTACTGCTGCTTACGCATCAGCAACTTCTTTTACAATAGCTGGTGTAGATGTAACTTCAATTTATCATGCAGGTAGAAGAATTAAATTAACTGCAACAACTCCAGGCACAATTTTTGGAACGATTGCTAGTTCATCATTTTCAACAAACACAACAGTCAATGTAACTTGGGATAGTGGTTCACTTGCTAATGAAACAATAGACAATGTTTATATTGGTGCTTTATCAAAAACAAATTCATCTATACCTGAAGGTATTGTAGCAACTGCAACTCTTGCAGATGGTTCAGTAACAACTGCAAAGATCGCAGCAGATGCTGTTAATGGTTCTAAAATTGCAGATGACAGTATTGATAGTGAACACTATGTAGATGGTTCAATAGACACAGCTCATATTGCAGACTCACAAATTACTACTGCTAAAATTACAGATGCTAATGTTACAACAGCTAAAATTGCTGCTGATGCAATAGATGGTACAAAAATAGCTGATGATAGTATTAACTCTGAACATTATGTTGATGGCAGTATAGATACTGCACACATTGCAGACTCTCAAATTACAAGTGCAAAGATAGCAGATAGTGCAATTACATCTGCAAAAATAAATGATGGTGCTATTGTTAATGCAGACATCAATGCAAGTGCAGCAATAGATGCTACAAAAATTCATGATGGTACAATTTCAAATACAGAATTTGGTTATTTAAATGGTGTTAGTTCAAATATTCAAACACAACTAGATGCTAAAGGTGCATCAAATGCAAACTTAACTGCAATCGGAAATCTTGCTACAACAGATGGTAATTTTATTGTTGGTAGTGGATCTACATGGGTTGCAGAAACAGGTTCAACTGCAAGAGCATCATTAGGACTAGGAACTATATCAACTCAAGCTGCAAATAGTGTGGCTATATCAGGTGGTACAATTACAGGTCTTGGTGCACCTTCTTCAGGATCAGATGCAGCAACTAAAACTTATGTAGATGATTTGGTTACAGGATTAAAAACAAGAATTATTACAAGAGTTGCAACAACAGCAAATATTAATTTATCAAATGCTTTAGAAAATGGTGATACTTTAGATGGTGTTACACTTGTTACAGGAAATAAAGTTTTAGTTAAAGATCAAACAGATGCTACTGAAAATGGTATTTATAATGTTGTAGCTTCTGGTGCTGCTACAAGAGATACAGATTATGATACTGTTGCAGAATTAGCAGGACAATTAGTTATTGTTCAAGAAGGTTCAACTAATGCAGATAAAATATTTTTATGTACTACTGATAACTCTGGTTCAATTGGTTCAGTAAATATTGTATTTACTATTGTTCAACCATCAAATGTTGGAGATGTAACATTAAATGGTGTTCAAACATTAACAAACAAAACTTTAACTTCACCAGTTATTTCTGATATTGTATCAGTATCTAATGGTAATATATCTGTATTACCAAATGGAACAGGTAAAGTATTATTAGATGGTGATGGTTCATCAGGTGGTGTGGCTGTTACCGATGGTTTAGTAGAAATTAAAACAGGAACTGGTAGTGTTGCTAAAGTAAAATTTTATTGTGAATCATCAAATGCTCATGCACAAACACTACAAGCAGCTCCACATTCAGCAGCTAGTTCAGCAGTTTTAACATTACCAAATAATACAGGAACTTTAATTGGTACTGGTGATACAGGAACTTTACCATTAGCAGCTATTGATATTGATGGTGGAACTGATATAGGTGCAGACTTAACTACATCTGATTTAATTGTAGTTGATGATGGTGCTGGTGGTACTAACAGAAAAGCAGCTTTATCAAGAGTTGTTACATTAATGACTAATCAAGGATTTACTACAGACGATCCAACAGCTTTAGCGATTGCTCTTGGGTAATAAATAGGAGGATATAAATGGCAAATACTTTTAAAGTAAAAACAAATGCAGCAATGCCAACTTCGGCTGGTACAGCTTTGACTTTATATACAGTTCCTTCTTCAACAACAACTGTCGTTGTTGGACTTACACTTTGTAATGTTCATACATCAGCAGTAACTGCAACAGTAAAGATTGAATCTGATACTTCTGATACTGAAACAAATGAAAATGTTACAGTTGTAAAAGATGCAAGTATTCCAGCAGGTAGTTCTTTAGAACTTTTATCTGGTGGAAAATATGTTTTACAAACTACAGATGTTGTTAAGATTGATTGTTCTGTTTCGGCTAAAATTGATGCAACTTTGTCAATCATGGAGATAACATAGGATGAGTTATATTGGTAAAGAACCAGCAGATAGTTTTATTAGTTTTGCAAAGCAAGACTTTACTACAAGTGCAACTACTTCGTACACATTGGATAACGCAGTTACTAATGAAAATGAATTAGCACTTTTTATAAACTTTGTAAGACAAGAACCTACAACTGCATATACTGCTAGTGGTACTACACTAACATTAACATCTGCAACAACAAGTTCAGATGATATGTACTGCGTATATCTTGGACAAGCAAAACAAACTGTAAATGCACCTGATGGTTCTGTTGGAATATCACAGTTATCTGCTACAGGTACAAAAGACGCAACTACATTTTTAAGAGGCGATAACACATTTGCTAGTGCTGGTGGAGATAACACTCCATCTTTTTTTGTAACTTTAAGTGGAGATCAAAGTATTGGAAATGAAAGTTGGACTAAAATTACATTTGATACTGAAACTTGGGATACTGATAGTGCTTTTGCATCAAATAAATTTACAGTTCCAAGTGGTGAAGCTGGTAAATATTATATTGCTGCAAAAACAGCTTTAGAAAACATTGATGATAATGAATTGTCTGCAATAAGCATTTATAAAAATGGTTCTCAAATAGGAACTACACAATTTGAAGCTAGATCACCTGGAACAAATAAAGCTCAATTTCTTGTTGTAAATACTATTTTAGATTTATCTGCAAGTGATTATTTAGAGGTTTATGCTTTTCATGCAGAAGGTGGAAGTGTAAATGCTTTATCTTCAAGAAGTTATTTTGGTGGATATAAATTAATAGGAGTTTAATAAATTATGGCAATAACAAAA